GAGTGGTCGGGAAGGGGTCAATATCTCAAGTGCTGATGCGCTGATATTCTTAAATATTGACTTCTCTGCAGTAAGTTACTGGCAGGCGCGAGCAAGGATTCAAACCAAGGATAGGGTAAAAGAGGCAAATATTCATTGGATTTTCAGCAAAGGAGGCATTGAGGACAAGATATATGAGGCTGTGATGAACAAGAAAGATTACACTACTTATCACTTCAAAAAGGATTTCAATATATGAAAATATCCATTTACTTCCTAACAATAATTTATTTTTTCATCGTATCAATTCCCGTATTTATCATTATTTTTATCCTCACTCACACATTTTATACACTTAAACAAATCTACCATGCCTACCGCAACATTCACATTTGATCTCTCAGACACAGATGAACGCCTTGAGTACCTTAGATATGCCCACTCACTTGAGATGGCACAGGTTCTTTGGGAGATAGTACACAACATGAGAAAGTCAATGCACCGTCAAATTGAATACAAAGCATCAAGAAAAGAAGTATTTGACACATTTGATACTGTTGATTTTGTTTTTGATGCTATCATTGACAAAATAAACGAACACTCAATTGACGTAAATAAACTTATAAACTAATGCATCAAAAAAAAACTCACTCAATCTCGGAGTACATCAAAGGAAACCAAGCAAGGAAAAGCGTTAGATGGATACTAAAAGATGGTGATTGGATGTTTGAGATACATCCTAAAGTATGGGGGTCAGAGGAAATGTTTGACCTATATTACCCATCGTATGAATATGTAAAGTTTAATGACAAAGGCACAAATCCTGATAAAACTAAGATAAAATGACCCACGGATCACTATTTTCTGGTATCGGAGGATTTGACTTGGCTGCTGAATGGATGGGATGGGAAAATAAATTTCATTGTGAATGGAATCCATTTGGTCAAAAAGTCCTCCATCATTACTTCCCAAAAGCAGAACAATTCACAGACATAACTAAAACAGACTTTAAAAAATATGCAAACAGAATTGATATTCTCACAGGAGGATTCCCTTGTCAACCATACTCATCAGCAGGAAAGCGACTTGGTAAAGAAGATGAGAGACACCTCTGGCCAGAGATGCTTAGAGCGATTCGGGAGATTCAACCACGTTGGGTTGTGGGCGAAAACGTTCTCGGACTTGTTAATTGGTCAGGAGGGTTGGTTTTCCACGAAGTGCAAGCTGACCTGGAAGCTGAAGGGTACGAAGTACAACCGTATGTACTTCCAGCTGTATCCGTCAACGCACCACACAGAAGGGACAGAGTCTGGTTTGTTGCCTACTCCGCTCGCGCAAGCGAGAGAGCAAACCAACTTTCAGGCATACGATGCAAGGATGGAGAGATTGGTAGAGAAGGGTCACAAACCATTTACGATGCCTTTAGATCAGATGGCATTGAGGGGACTACTTCCAACCCCAACAGCAATGGACTCAACCAATGCAACAGCGACAATGAAGTCAACACAAGTGAAGGAAGGTTCAATGCACTCGGTGACATTTACGAGAGCAATGGCGATGGGGATGTTGCCAACACCAATAGCAGGAGATTGGAAGGGTCAGTTGAGGTCGGATGGGACAGCGAATATGCTTTCGGGGAAGATGGCACTACTGCACAAACAGGGAATCCTACCAACACCTCGCACATCAGACAAGAATATGCATTGGAAAACGGAGAATTGGAAAGGGGACGATTTGGGCAGTCACATCAACGAAATGCTTGGGACTCGTTCCCATCTGTCTCCCCAATTTGTACTGGAGATGATGGGATTTCCGACCGATTGGACTCTATTACCTTTCCTAAATGGCGAAACGAGTCAATCAAAGCAGGAGGAAATGCAGTAGTCCCTCAAGTAGTTCTACAAATCTTTAAAACAATTTCACAATATGAAAGAATCAACACTCCAGACAAAAATAGTTAAACGATTAAAAGATAATGGGTGGTTTGTTACAAAGTTGATAAGCACCTCAACACCTGGAATTTGCGACTTGATGGCTATTCGTAAAGGCACAGTCATTATGCTTGAGGTTAAGACTGACACAGGAGTTGTGTCTGAACTGCAACAATACATGATTGACAAACTTAACGCGATGGGCATCTTTGCTCGCGTTGTTAGGGATGTATCTGATGTTGATGTTTTTTGCTATAAACTACAATAATTATGAACTACTTACAACTCGGCATCAATACTATCGCTGTAAATGAAAATAAGCAGGCTATTTTCCCTTGGAAGGTCTACCAAGAGGAAATGATAAAGGAAGAGGAATTGGTTCGGCAAATGGCTGATAATAGGGCAAAAGGTGTGGCTATTATTTGTGGGGCAGTGAGTGGCAATCTTGAGGTGATTGATATAGATACAAAGTATGAGACATATGACCTGTGGGAGGCTATTCAGTCCGCTATTCCATCTGACTTGTACAAGAAATTGCACATCGTAAAAACAAGAAGCAATGGCAAACACCTCATCTATAAATGCGAGGCGATTGAAAAGAATCAGAAACTCGCACAGCGACTACCGACATTGGAAGAATCGAAAAATAATCCTTCGATCAAATCTTATTGCATTATTGAGACAAGGGGAGAAGGTGGATATGTTGTTGCTCCGCCTACGGAAGGCTACCAAGTCGAACAGGAAGGCATCAACATCATCTCATTGGATGAACGAGAGATATTATTCGAAATTATGCGGTCGTTCAATGAGATATTTGAGGAGGCGATCATCGAAGCCCATCAAAGGCCGTCAACCAAAGATTATGGGGTATCACCATTTGATGACTACAATCGTAGAGGGGATATAGTTGAACTGATGACTCGCAATGGGTGGATTGTTCGAAAAGAGAACAGCGAACGGATTTATTTTTTGCGACCTGGCTCAAACGCTGAACATAGTGGGTCGTGGAACAAAAGTTTAGGGCTTTTTAGCGTTTTTTCGGTGAATACCGCATTTTTAGTTCAAAAGGGATACAAATTGGCGGCGGTTTTCGCCGTCATGGAGTGCGATGGTGATTTTAAGTTGGCAGCGCGTAAGTTGCTTGACAAAGGATACGGAGAAAAAAAAACATCCTTCGGTGATAGGGTTGAGAGAGAGTTGTTTTCCAAGAAAAATGATGGTGCTTCGAAGGATGATTTGGTGACTATTTTAGTCAAGAAGCACAACAAGTCGCTGGATGATGCCAAGGTGATGGTTGATGAACTGGATGCTAGGTGGGGGGATGAGATTTGCACGTTCTGGGATGTTGATGATAAGGGAAAGGCGAGCGTGAACAGGTACAAGTTGCAAGTATTTCTCACCACAGTTGGAGGGTTTAGGCTATATTTCTATGACCAAGGGTCAACCATTTACAGACTCGTTCGGGTGAAAGATGGATTTGTGGAGGAGGCATCAACTGAGCAGATTAAGAGGTTTATCAAGGATTATGTTGATAAATTACCTGACTCGTTTGATGGTGGGGTCACACCTCAAGACCTGCTTGAGTTGATTTATAAAGGGGCTACTGTTTTATTTTCGGATGCTTTTTTTGAGTTTTTTGAGCGGGCAGAGTTGAGTTTTTTGAAGGATACCAAGAATGAGGGTTTTTTCCCATTTAAGAATGGAGTTGTCGTGGTTGGAAAGGACTCAATTATGTTAAAAAGTTACGGGGAACTCGGCAAAGTGGTGTGGAAGTCGCAAGTTATTGACCATTTTATTGTTTTGGACTCTGAAATTGAACTGGAAAAGATAGAATACTTCCGATTTATAGAAAAGATTTCTGACTCAGATAAGGATAGGTATATCTATGCGCTTGGATTGATAGGATACCTTTTGCACAATTATAAAGACCCATCAAGGCCGTTCTCAGTAATTCTTGCGGAGGAAACAGAAAAGGAAGCCAATGGAGGGGGAACTGGTAAAGGGATATTTGTAAAGGCATTGGGTTACCTTTTAAATATTGTCAGAGTGGATGGTAAGAACTTTAAATTTGATAAGTCATTCGCCTTTCAAAGGGTTGACCTGGATACAAGGATACTGGCAATTGAGGATACGCGGAGGAACGTAGATTTTGAGGGTTTTTACTCGATTATTACTGAAGGAATCACAGTAGAGAAGAAGAACAAGGATGAGTTGTTTATACCATATAGTGACTCACCAAAGGTGATGTTTACGACTAATTACACCATACCTAATTCGGGTAACCACGCTAAAAGGAGGCAGAAAGTATTGGAATTTAGTGGATACTTTGGCCCAGGTAGGACACCAGAGGATGAGTTTGGACATAAATTGTTTGATGATTGGGATAAAGATGAGTGGAACAGGTTTTATAATTTGATGTTTGATTGCGTTCAAGGCTACCTTGAGTTTGGAGTGTTGGAGGTGAAATCATCTGAGAAAATAAAAAGGAAGCAGATCAGAGTCCAGTTCGGAGAGGAGTTTTTGGAGTACTTTTTGGGGATTTTGGATGAGGAAGTAGGGTGGATAAAGCTAGAGCAATTATATAACGATTTTATGACAATGAGTGGTTTTGATAAGAAGGATTATAGCGTAAAAAGGTTCACCAAAGGAATTGAAGAATCGTGTTCCATTTTAAATATCGCGTACCTAAATAAGAGGGAAAAAAGTGCTGGAGGAAAAAAGATGTATAACTTTAATAAAGAAAAAGTAACACATGATGATTTATTTTAATATGACATATAAATTGGGTACGCGATTTTTGGTCGGGAACGTCATTGGTACGCGATTTTTACACGATTTTGGGTAGCTAAGTGGTTGAGAATCAATGCGGATACGCGATTTACACGATTTTTTCTATTTTTTAGGGTATGTTTGTTTTTTTTTTGGATTTCTATATATATAGAAAAGAAAGGAATGATGAAAATATCGCGTAATCGCGTAACCGGTTGTTCTGTTCACTGCGTTCACAGAAGTTTTTGTTGGGGATTTTTGGTGGGGATTTTTGGGGAGTTTTTGGTGGAGGTTTTTGTGGGGTTTTTGTCAACCATGAGGTTGGGAGTTTTTGGGGTTTTTGGTATATACATGGTTACTTAATAAGATATATTTTCTTTGATAAAGAAAGGTCATCAAAAGATAAAAGAAAGGGTACTGTGCAATACAAGCTACTATATTATACATTTTAAAAAATAAATATGTTAACTAAGGAAAATTTGTTGTCTGTTGTAAGTTTTGTTAGTGGTGTACCTGAGGATCAAATTATAGGGCAAAATCGGGCGCGTGGCTTAGTTCTTTGCCGTCATGCTTACTATTATATCGCTAGGCAAAATATGGGGCTTAAATTGACTGAAATTGGGCAATTTTTTGGGAGCGACCATACTACCGTAATTCATGGAATTAATAAGGTTAAGGACATGATTAGTATTAATGATGAACTAACCTGCAATTTTATTGATCAGGTAAATTCATGCATAAAAGAAAAGTATTTAATACCTACAATGGTAATGGTTGCAATTCCAGCTGAATTGGAAAGCGACCAAATAATAGATAAAATAAAAGGTTTAGGCTGTACAGTTGATGTTATGAAAAGAGGCTTTGATGCTTAACAAACATAGCAATACAATACAGAGTAAAATTTATATTCTCTTTGTTGTGGTAATTAATATAGGATATTTGTAGGGCTGAATAATTGGCGTTAATCCAATTATAAAGGTTTTCGTAATTTTCCATATTATCTATTTAGGTTAATACAAAAAAAGAGCAAATTAATGCCCTTTAATTGTTTCGGCCTTGTGGCCTCATCAGTTAACCGATGCCATTTTATAAGATAATAAATTACTCTTTTTTTCTGCTTCAAACCATTTTTGGGGTATTGATGGGTTTGATATGTTAAAAAGTTCGCAAATATGCAAAACCTTTGCGTATTGATTGTATGCCTGACCCCAATAATGAAAATTAGTTTTAGCCGTTAATTGTTTTGCTATTAATTTGTCAATATTTACCATCATTTTATTTATAATGGTAGGTAAATGTTCAATTTTTATATATTGTTCTTTGTACCAATAACCACCATCAACAATAAAAGGAACATAAAAGGTCAAAATATCTTTTGGTATTGATCTCCAAACGTGGTTTGTATGTTTTGCGGTTGAATTACTAAAACCGTTTGAATTGATAAAACAAACTTTTTGACCGTTTGGAGCATCAATAAAATGTGCAATTTGATAATGATGACCGTATGAATAAATTATTTCACCATCAAAAAACATATTAGAGGCCCTGCCTATTTGTTGTGTTTGATTGGCCCATACTTTTGATAGTTCTAAATTGCTGGAAAATACTGTTTTCATGATTGTTTATTTTATAGTTTTTAAAGTGAGTAAGTATCCTGGAGTTGCCCAATAATTAGGCCGGCGATAATTAACGCGATAATTAGGCGCAAAAGTTGTGGGTTAATTTTCATAATTAAAATAATGGATAAAATTCATTAATATTTTCGGCTACATATTGAGAAATGGTATTAACATTTTCGCAAAGTTCATTTACTGTCATATTCTGAAATGTTTCTAAATTACCATAACCGTTAAAGCGTACGTATTCATGATAATAATGGTAATCTCCGTAACAAATAGCCTGAGCCAACCTCATTGGTGAACCACTAAAAAATACTTCAAAAAAATCTTCATCATTGGTAAAAATTTCACTATCTGACGCATTTATAGCCTGGCAATATGCATTGTTTAAATAAACTAAATCATTTTGATCCATTGCATTAATTGCGTCAATGATTTCCTGTACTGTCATTTCTGTTGTCATTTTGTTTGGTTTTAAATTGTTATTAATTAAATTAAGTTCCATGCAGAAAGGTTAACCAAAACGATAGCTGCGAAAACGATTGAGATAACTGTTACTTGTTTCATGTTTATTTGTTTTTGTTTGTTTGAATTGATATATCAAAGATATGTTATTAATATCAATTTAACATCATTTTTATATAATTATTTTTAAATATTTATTTCAATGATATGTAAACAAATAAATATCAATACTTTATGTAAAATGTATTTAATTTTACTTACATGAAAAGAAAGGGTTTCTATATTAAAAAGGCTGAAAACGGTTTATACTTGAATATATTCAAAGCTGATTTCGTTCAATACATAAATGATCAGCCTAGCGATTGGGTTAAATTTAAGATATTTGAAAAGGTTGACGATCCCAAGGGATTCACCCATAATATGGAATTGATAAAACAAATTGAAAAGCCTACAAATATTGTAGACTAACTGAGAATCAACACGAAACTATGTTTGTGAATTCAAACTAAATTCAAACTATGTTAGCAGAAAAAACATTGGATAAATTAATAGAGAAAAGAAAAAGAGGTGGGGCAAGGCCGGGAGCTGGCCGCAAAAGTAAATTAGCCGAAGATGAACTAATGCAGCAATTAAACCCCATGGCCTCTGACTTTTTCATTAAACTACATGAAAAAATAAAAGAGGGTGAAATAAAGGCCTTACAACTGTTCGCAGCGTATTACATTGGCCTCCCCACACAGAAGATTGAATCTAAGATCGAAGGCAACCTCAATCAAATAGCTATTGAGATCATTAAACCCAATATCTTACTACAAGACAATAGAACAGTACAAATAGAGGATAAAGATAATATGTAAAGTATTGTTATTCATTGCTTTGCGTTTCTATTTAACATAATATACGTTATAAGGGATGCTAACTTTGTTAGTATTGGCGTGGTTGACCCGAATAGCCTGGCACGATGGGGGGGACTTAAAGAAATTACTTTTTTGGGCCGGCCATATACAACACCAAGAATAATAGTAGTTTAACCAACCTTCATATCATTGCCATATACGATGACCCCCTTTCAAACCATTACTTTCCAAACGAAAATCCAATTCCCAAATTTTTTTTTTCGCCCAAAACTCATGTGAGCAAAGTGAACATGACTGCAAGTTCACTACCTTTGGTTGACTAAACGTTAAAATACTCCAGGATATGAACGCCACACTACAAACGAACAAGATTTACGAGATACTGCAAGAAAGTGACAAACGCATCTCAGTCATGCAAGGAGGATCAAGAAGCGGTAAAACGTATAATATCTTAATCTGGTTTATCGTTAAGTTGCTTCAAGAGAATGGCAAAACGCTAACTGTTGTCAGGCAATCTCTTCCATCAATTAAGGGTTCGGTGCTTAGGGACTTTGTTGACATATTAACAAAGCTTAACATATATTCAGAGGACAACCACAACAAGACAGAGCAGATTTACACATTGAATGGGAATGTGATAGAGTTTGTAAGTGCAGACCAGCCACAGAAGATAAGGGGTAGGGCGAGGACTTACCTCTTTTGCAATGAGGCAAATGAACTCTCTTACGAGGCATGGATGCAGTTAATCATGCGTACAGAGGGTAAGATAGTCATTGACTACAATCCTTCTGATGTGGCGAGTTGGATTTACGATAGTGTCATTCCAAGGGATGATGCCGACTTCAACATCACCACTTTTCGGGATAACCCGTTCCTCCCCAAAGAACTGGTTGACGAATTGGAGAGGTTAAAGGATGCCGACCCGAACTACTGGCAGATTTACGGCTTGGGTGAGAGGGGATTGAGCCAAGATTTGATATACACCCACTACCGAACTACGGAGAATATGCCAGAGGATGGCGAGGTGGTGTATGGGTTAGACTTTGGGTTCAATGTGCCGAGTGCTTTGGTGAAGGTTATGTTCATGGAGGGGGCAGCTTATGCCCAAGAAATGCTATATGAAACCAGGTTGACCACAAATGATTTGGTAGATAGGCTAAAGCTTCTTAATATTGACCCACACGATGAGATATTTTGTGATGCAGCCGAGCCAAAAACTATTGAGGAACTCGTGAGAAACGGGTTCAATGCTAAACACGCTAATAAGGATGTGACGGAGGGAATACGGACTATAAAGGGTACTCCTTTGTATATTCATCAAGATAGCGTAAATTTACTAAAGGAATTGAAGAACTATCGTTGGAAAACGGATAGAAATGGCAATAAACTTGATTCACCCGTTAAATTTGGTGACCACATACTTGATGCCTTACGTTATAGCATTTTTAGCAAGTTAACAATCCCTAAGATAACTTGGGGAGCAATATAAAAAAAATGGGTCTATTTGATTTGTTTGGTAAAAAAAAGGGATTGAATCCCAATCAGAATGTTCCACCTTCGTATCAAGGCATAAATGGTGCGGTATTACAGAATTACAATACTGAGAGTTATGTAAAGGATGGCTACCTCGGAAACGCTGATGTGTATGCAATTGTAAGCTTTCTTGCAAGAAAGTCCGCATCTATTCCTTGGTATGTTTACTCACTCAATTCTGGTGAGAAAGCAAGGACATCCTTGATGAGATATAAGCAATTGTCAAGAGGCATCCAAGCAGGACAAGGTGCATACGAGCAAGCTATCCTTGCAAGGAAAAATGCCTACTCTGAAAATATTGTGATGGATGGGCCACTTGCCAAACTTTTGGAAAGGCCAAACCCAACGCAAGCACAAGACCAATTCTTGGAGAACCTAATTGGTTACCATTTCCTTTCTGGTGAGGGTAACATCTACGGAAACACAGGACTAACAAGTGATGGCAAGGTGTTGGAGATGTTTGTTCTTCCAACGCAGTTCCTTGACATATATCCCGACCCAAATGACCTTTATGGCATCCTTGGGTATAAACTAATGGTTGACCAATCCATTGACATAGAGAAGAGCAGGGTTTGTCAATGGAAAACATGGAATCCAGATTTTAATTCATCTACGAGAACTCACCTTAGAGGATTATCTCCATTGAGAGCAAGTTACAAGACACTCCGCATGAGCAACGCTGCTGCTGATGCATCTGCGATGATGGCGTTCAATGGTGGTGCAAAGGGTGCGTTGACACCAAAAGTTGTGGGATCAATCTCTGCTCAACCATCAATGGAGCAAGCTAATCTTATTAAGAGGAAGTTGAACGATGATGTGAACGGATATGACAACAAGGGTAGGATTGATGTACTTCAGACACCTTGGGATTATTTGAACTTTGGATTGAGTAGTGTTGACATGGAATTGGTAAAGACAATGCAGATGTCAATGCATCAATGGTGTAGGGTGTTCGGATTGCCTGCTGTGTTGTTTGATACAGATACATCAAGCTACAACAACTACCAGAACGCAATGAGAGATTTGGTGACAAACACAATTGTTCCAAAGCTTTGTCAGTTGCGTGATGAGTTGAACGCATGGCTTGTACCGAGATATGGTGAGAACCTTTACATTGACTTTGATATTACGGCATTACCAGAGATGCAACAGGACATGGAGAGAATGACCAGGTCACTTCGTGATGCTAACTGGTTGACCTTTGATGAGAAGCGTGTTGCGATGAACTACTCAGAGAAAGAGGGGCCATACGAGTATAGCTATGTAAATGGTGGACTGGTGAGGCTTGACCAAGTTGGAATGGATTTAACTGTACCAGATGGAGGAAATATCAGCATGGACAACGGATCAGATGATATGGTCAATGGTGATGACTCTTCATCCCAAGACGGAGTCGGAGAGGAAATGCCGAACTGAGGCGATGATGATGAGCCAACTGAGGTTGTGGCATAAAAAAAGACTTGAAAATGAACGCGAAGCAAAGAGAGCAATATTGGATCAAAGTGGAGAGGCTACGGAGCCAGCTTGATGCAAAATATACTGCAATGTTTGCTGATGCGATTGACAAGGACTTGAAGCGGTTTATTGTGATGCTGAAGAAGAACGGCCCACAAGCGACAAGGAGCATGATGGGTACTTATGTGTGGAACGAAGAGATGTTTACCATCATGCAGAAGCTTTATAAGGAAGCTGCCATACTTTTTGGCAATGCGAGTTATAGGGCGGTAGGAGTGATGAGCAGGAAGGCTGCGAATCCGTTTGGTTTAAATTTAGATTGGATTAACGAGGTACTTACTTTTTTAACTAAATTTGGATTGCAATTGGTTGCCAACATGACCAATACTACTAAAGTTAAGATTGACACGATTATCTCACTTGGTATAGCAGAGGGGTTGAGTAGTGATGAGATAGCAAAGATGATAATGGAGGATGAGGAACTTGGATATGCAAAGATGAGGGCAACGAGGATAGCGAGGACTGAGGTGATGAGGGCAAGCAATTACGCTGCCTATGTTGGTGCGAGTAAACATGAGTTCTTGGTTGATAAGATATGGATAGCTACAAGGGATAGCAGAACGAGAAGAATACCCAAGCAGTCTTATGACCATTGGGACATGGATGGGCAGATAAAAGCATTTGAGGAGCAGTTCACAAGTGTTGACAAACTTGGGAGGCCGGTTGTGGCTGACATACCTGGTGACCCTAAAAGTCCGAAAGGATTTACTATAAATTGCAGATGTACAGTTGGATTTATACCAAAGCGTGATGCAAATGGTAGATTAATATTAAAACGATAATTATGCCGATATATAGTTGCGGTGATGGTACATTTAGGATAGGAGATGGCGAGTGTATGTATAGGTCAAGGTCAAGTGCCGAGAGAGCCTATGTTGCATACCTTGCACAAGAGGATGATGATATGAAGGATATTGACCTAAAGGAAGAAACCTACAACGATTACCCAGAGGCAGCGAGCAACAATGCAAAAAGAGCATTGAAGTATAAAGAGGAGAATGGCAGTGATTGCGGAACACCAGTAGGATGGGCGAGAGCCAACCAATTGGCAAATCGTGAGAGATTGTCACGAGATACAATTGCGAGGATGGCATCATTCAAAAGGCATCAGCAGAACAAGGATGTTCCTTATGATGAAGGCTGTGGTGGTATCATGTGGGATGCATGGGGAGGTGATGCAGGGATAGAGTGGGCAATAAGAAAATTACAACAAATAGATAAAAAAAGTATGATATACAATTACAAATCATTTGATGGCAACGTAAAAGATGTTGACTCAAAGCAAGGAATCGTAAGCGGTTATTTTAGTGCATTTGGAATGGTTGATAGCGATGGCGATATTATGATGCCAGGTGCTTTCAAGCGTTCTATTCAAGATTGGGGGCCAGAGGCAAAGGGAAGGGTAAAGCATTTGCTTAACCATGATCCGAGCCAACCTCTTGGTAAAATATTGGAATTGAAAGAAGATGGATATGGTCTGTTCTATCGTTCACAAGTTGGAAGCCATAGGCTTGGTCAAGACTTTATAAAGATGGTTGAGAGTGACCTAATTGGGGAACATTCTATCGGTTTTAGGATTCTTAGAGAGCAAAAGTCAGCAGAAGCAAATGAGATACATGAAGTGATGCTTTATGAGGGTTCAAGCCTGACCGCATGGGGTGCAAATGAATATACACCTATTTTGGGGATAAAAAGTTCTGACAATGTTATTAAAATGCAAGAACAAATTAAGAGCTTTGAGAAGTTTATAAGGAACAGCGATGTTACCGATGAAACAATAGAACTATGTCTTATCAAGGTAAGGCAATTGGCACAAACGATAGAGAAAGCGAGTAGCACAAAGGCAGTTGATGAAACACCGATGCAGCAAAAGAACACCGAGGAGTTTGAGCAATCACTAATATCAATATTAAACAAATTCTAAATTTAAGTAAAATGGAAGATTTAAAAAAGTTTGAATCTGCTCTTGATGCGAAACTCGCCGAGCAGAAGGCAGAAGTTGCTGCCAACACCGAGAAAGCTGCAAAGGCTTTTGATTCTAAAATTGAGCAAATCAACGAAGAATTGGTTAAAGCTAACAAAACTGCTGCTGAAGCAAGGAACGAAGTTCTTGAAGCTAAGGCTCAGTTCGGAAAATTGCAAGCTAAAGAAACTGCAAAAGTTGCAACTTCTTATGGTGAGCATATCATGAACATTAAGAACGAAATTGGTTCTGCAATTGAGAAAGGTTGGAACGACATCAAATCTGCTGCTCGCGGAAATGGTAAAGGTTTCATCTACGAAATGGATGCAAAGGCTGTACAAACAATGACCATCGGTACTAACCTGACTGGTTCTGTTTACACCTCTTATGTTGACAACGCTTATTTGAGGTCTTATGTTAACCCTCATCTTCGTTCAGTTTTTAACATCATCCCTGTTTCTACCGGTTCTGTTTCTTTCCCTCGTGGCAACACTCCAGTAGGTGAAGGTTCTTTCGGTAAGCAAACTGAAGGTAGCGATAAGCCACAAGTTGATTATGATGTAACAGTGGTTAACACTGCTCTGTCATTCATCGCTGGTTACGCTAAAGTTTCTCGCCAAATGATTGATGACTTGCCATTCTTGCAAGCTTATCTTCAGCAGTCTTTGATTGAAGATTTCCAAAAGGCAGAAGATACTTATTATCTGAACGCTATCGCTTCAAGTGCAACTGCTGGTGTTTCTTCTGGTGCTAACACCGCTGAGAAGTTCATTGATTACGTTGCTCAACTTGGTGCTTTGAACTGGACTCCTAACCTCGCTTTGACAACTCATGCTGGTTGGGCTGCTATGTTGAAAACCAAGCCAAGTGACTATTCACTTCCTGGTGGAATGGTTATTGACAACAATGGTAATGTAAGAATCGTAGGTATTCCTGTTATCCCTCATTCTTTGGTAACTGCTTCTAAGATTTATGTAATGGACACTTCTAAGTACGCCATTGCTCAACAATCTGGTTTGAATGTACGTTCTACTGAGTTTGATCAGGATGACTTCATCAAGAACTTGATTACCTTCCGTTGTGAGGCTCGTTGCGAACTTCTTCAGTTCCAACCTACTGCTTCAGTTTACGGAGCTATCTAATATCTTGTTTGATTGTTTTAAAGTGTATGATCGGGGGCGGTATTCTTATCGCCCCTTTTTTTAACTTTTACTATGGAGATAAAAATACTTACTACACCTAATTCACCAATGCTTTATGGGGCATTAAAGGAAATGCATAGGAATAGTTTCAGTGGTGAGGTTGTTTATGCAGTTCCACACGAAGATTCCAAAACAAGTTTCAACCTATCAATGCAGAAGATAATGCACTCTACAAGTGGAGTGCTTTTGTTATTTGAGGATGATGTTGAGATAAGAGATTTCTCACATTTTGAGGAAGCAATATCTCAACTTCCAAATGATTGGGAATTGTGTTATCTTGGGGCAAATTTGATTGCACCGATTGAGAAGTATAGCGAGAATCTTTATAAGACATTTGGTGCATGGACTACTCACGCTGTGATGTACAACAACCCAAAGGAACTGTGCAAAGGATATACCGATACATCAATTATGTTTGATGATTGGTTAAAGACTTGGATTCACCCAAGAGGGAATACTTATATTATAAAACCTATGATAGCTTGGCAGAAACCACACAAAAGCGATTTATGGGGTCACTATGCTGATTATACAAGAATATTTGATGATTCGGCAAATAAACTAATTTAACTATGAACATTGTAGCTTCAGTCCATCTTTACCCTCCAGAGCATAACTGCGGTGCGGAATGGATGTTACATTATATGCTTAAAGACCTACAAAGTAAAGGTCATAGCGTAAGAGTGCTTTTGCACGATGCAAATAGATATAAAATTAAGAACAATTATGTCTTTGACGGCATTGATGTATTTCCCCCAAATCCAAATGTAATTGAGGGATTAATGATGTGGGGTCATGCGGTTTTCACGCATTTGGACTATACAAGATGGACTATCCATACTGCCAAACTTTATAAAAAACCAGTATTTCATTTAATTCACAATAGTCATCCGTACCCTGAGATTATTGATGCTGAAAAGAAACAGCATATTATTTACAATTCGGAGTGGTTAAAAGAACTTTTGAACTATAAATTTAGTAATTTTATACTGACTCCGCCCGTAGACTACAATTACTATGATGTAGGAAATGAACCAGAGAAGAGTGAATATATCACTTTAATAAACTTAAACGAGAACAAGGGCGGTAAGATATTTGCAGAGATTGCGAGGGCAATGCCACATAAGTCATTTTTAGGCGTTTTAGGGTCATACGATGAGCAAATAACCCAAACATTGCCAAATGTGAGATATGTGCCTAATTCGCCTAATATTAAGCAATGGTATGCACAGACAAGGATATTACTGATGCCATCAAAATATGAGAGTTGGGGAAGGACTGCAACTGAGGCAATGTGTAGTGGGATTCCGGTTATTTGTAGTGATACGCCAGGGTTGAAGGAGAATTGTGAAAAAGGTGGTATATTTATCAAAAATAGGGATAATGTCAAAGAATGGGTTGAAGCCATTACAAAGTTGGATGACAAAAAAGCCTATTCATGGGCATCAAGAAAAGCGAAAGGAAGATCAAGAGAATTTGATACCAGAAAAACGCTTGATGAATTTGAAAGTTGGTTCAGAGAAAGTGTTAATAAATATAGTTAAAGATGACATATATAGACGGCATAACAATATTGGCTGATACGGTTGTAGAACCAGTTAGCTTGACTGATGCGAAGAATTGGCTTCGTATTACGAATTATGATACCGATGATGACCTTATTCAGTCATTGGTAAATGGTGCGAGGGTGCATATTGAGAAGTTGACCGGTTGTTCATTGGTTAACAAGTCAGTAAGGATAAATGTAGAGTTGACACCACAGAGCCAAGGCTTTTGGATTCTTGATGTTCCTTATGGGCCATTAATTTGTGTTGATGAGGTGAAGATTAAGACGGGAATGAATACTTACGAGGTATTGACCAAGAATAGTGATTTTGAGGTTATAGGAGGAAAGATTTGGTTTTATGCCCCAGGCATTTATATCATTAAGTACCAATGTGGATTCTCTTCAATACCAGAGGACTTGGCTACCGACATTCTTACTTTGACTGCTTGGTCTTATGAGAATAGGGGTAAGAAGTTCCAAGGGGATGCGAAGGCCGGTATGCTGAAGGAGTTTCCGAATTGGGATGGATTGAACTATCATCAGTATAAAAAAGTTGTGATATAGATGGCAAGAGCATTAAATATAAATGTTCAAGGATTAACAAAGACAATACAACAGCTTAAAGCAGCCTCAGATGGCAGACTTAAAGAGGTTGATATGGAGATGGCTGCTGGAACTGAGATGATGGCAACTGTTGCTAAAGGTATATTTAGTGCTGACAATCCTGAGATAAGGGCATCAATTAGGTCAACCAAGGTTAGGCCTTTTGTTTATGAACTTGCTGCTGGATATGGAGATGACCCAATGGCTGCTTATATTGAGTTTGGAACGGGTAAATACTTTCCACAATACCCAGGTAAAGAGGCTCAATGGCAAGCATTGGCAAGAGAGTATTATGTCAACGGAAGGGGATGGATGAGGCCAGCACCTTATTTTTACCCAAGTGTAATGAGTGGTTTAGTATCTTTACAAAGCAACATAAAACAAGTGTTAGATAGGGATGAAAGATTGTAGCAATAATATAAGAACTCAATACTTGTCAATACTAAATGGCAATATATCTTACAATGGTAAGAATGTTCCCGTTTATGGAAATGATACATTTTCAACAGTTCCAGAGAATTATGTCATTATTGGTGATATAACTGAAACTGCCGACAATAACAACCAATTGTTCGTATCGGGTGCTGATGTGGTAATTGATATATTTAGCGAACAATATATGACAAGAAATAATGCAATAATTGATGATATTGCTGACCAAATCTTAACTTTGTTAATACCTACTACCGGTGTTCAAGATATTGGAGATGCTGAATTTCAGATTTACGCAAAGGCAAGGACATCATCAAGATACTTAACGATGCAAGAAGGAAACAACTTCATCAATAGAAAAATACTTATTATCAACAATTCAATAATTCAAAAATAGAATAAAATGGGACAGATTTTAGGATCATTGCAGAACGTAGAGATTGATGTAGCTGGTGGCTCATCATATAAGAATCTCGTTTGTCTGCGTACATCTTCAGTTAATACAACTGTTGATTCCACCACCGAGCAAACAAATTGTGGGCCTTTGACATCAGTTGCCGATGCAACAATGGGTGTTGACTTTGATGCAATTTGTGAAGTTTCTCCAAGCGTATCGCAAGTATCTTACGAAGATTTGCTTGCTGCTATGGTTGGTAAAACTCTTGTTGCAGTAAGGGTTCAAAACCCTGTTGTTAGTGGTTCAAGTGCTGGTGCTGCTTACTACCATCAGTTTACTGGATATATCACTTCTCTTACTCTTAACCAATCTACTACTGAATTTATCAATTTCTCTGGTACTGTAACTTCTACCGGAATTGTTGATGTAACTGCCTAATTATGAATTATACTACTATTACTATTAACGATACTAAACTTGGACTAAAATTTGGAATGGCATCTTTTAGATACCTTTCAGATAAATTCGTAGAAGGTAAAGCCTATTCAAATAATGAGCTAAACGAGATTGGGATTGCTCATATTTTGTATAGTGGTTATTACAACAATTGTTTGATAAAGGATGTAGTTCCTGAGTATAGCTTTGAAAGCTTTGTGGACTTTATAGAGGCTAATTTAACCAACGAACAAGTATTGGATGATATAAAGTCAGTCATACAAGTTTGGAGCCAAAATGAGTTCTTGAAGCAGAAAGAAGAAGAGAAGAAACCGGAAGCAAAAAAAAAGACTACTCGTGGGAAGAAATAGAAGCGTTTGCGTTTGGTGATTTATGTTTACTGCCAAATGATTTCTATTCAATAAGTCCAAGGGAGTTTTCTTTGATGATAAGGGGAAGCGAAAGCAGGAAGGTAGATGCATATAAGCAAACAAGACTTTTGATGTTTACAATGGTGCGGTTGATGGGTGACCCAAAGACCGCCCCTAAAACACCAGAGGCTTTGTGGGAATTGCCAGGTGATGAGCAAAGTGACAATGTGATGAGTGAGGATGAGATGAGAGAAATCTTTAAACGGTTAGGAAAATGAGTTTAAATATAATTATAGATGCGGATGTTACGCAAGCATCACAAGCGATTTCTAAATTCAGTTATGAAATAAAGAAATCATTTGCAAGTATTAATACAGTTGTTGATAAAACAGCAAATGGATTTCAGTACGGTGTAAATAAAATGGCTGATTCAACAAAGTCATTTGCAAAAGCATCTCAAAACTCATTAACTGCTTTATCTCTTACACTTCAAGATTTACCATTTGGATTCATAGGTATTCAGAATAACCTACCAGGTATTGTTCAAGGATTTGGGCAAATGAGTGCAGAAGCAAAGAATGGTGCTTCTGTATTGTCACAATTGAAGGGTTCATTAATTGGGCCTGCTGGTATTTTCCTTGCATTTAGTGCAGTAACGGCAATTGTTACAACATTAACCATAAAATATGGGGGGCTTGGTAATGCAATTGACGCTTTATTTGGAAAAACAAATCTTTTAGCAATTGCACAAGGGGAATATAATAAAGAATTAGCAAAAGGTATTGGTTCATCTGCAACAGAAAGTGCAGAAATAACTATTCTTACAAAAGTTCTTACTGACTTATCTAAACCATTAAAAGATAGGCAAGCCGCTTATGTTGAACTAAATAAAATTAGTCCAGCTGTTGTAGCTGGTATTAAATTAGAAAATATATCTACTGCTGAATCTGTAAAAATAATTAATGAAAATGCAAAAGCAATTCAAAAATTATTAATTCTTAAAGCACAAGAGGCAGCTATTTCAAATATTTTAACTTCAAATGCAGAGAAGTTAGCTATACTTCAGATTGAAGAAAAGAAACTACAAAAAGATTTAACAAGCGGACAAGCTGCATATAATAAAGTAAATAAAGATGGAGAAGTAATACTTGGTGCAGGAAGAACTGCAAGCCAACAAGCACTTATTGCAATTAATAATACTAAAGAAAGTATTAAAAAAAATAAAATAGAGCAAGAAAAGTTAAATAAAGTTGCAGAATCTTATCTTAATTTACTTGATCCGACAATAAAAGGCATTGCAGAAATAGATTTACAGACAAGAAAATTAACAGATAGTACAAAAAAACAAGCAAAGGAAAGAGAATTTTATTCTAATATAACTGGAGAAAGTAATGCATTAGGTCAAGTACAAGCATTTTCAAGATATGTAATAGGACAAACTAATTTACAAGTTAAATCTATTGATAAATTAATTGCAGCAAGGGTAAAATATAGAAAAGAAACATCTAAAGAAAAAGCAACTGAACTTGTTCCTACAATTATTTCTGGTGAAGCTAAAATAATTAAAAATCAAAAGTTCTTAGATACGCAAGCTATTGCAGCAGAATTTGCATTGGCTAAAGAATTAATTGATGGTGTATTTTTCAATCCTATTGCAGAATCATTTGAGAACTTTATCAATACTGGTAAGTTTACATTTGATGAATTTGCAAAAAATATCAAAGCAAACATTGCTAAAATTGTAGCACAAATTGCAGCATCAAAAATAGTAGAATTATTAGGAACAATATTTGCAGGCCCAATCGCAGGTGGTTTATCACAAGGTGGTGGATTTCTTTCTGCAATTGGAAACATACTTCCTGCATTTCGTGCAAATACAAGATTTGAAGGTGTAAGACCATTGGCAACTGGCGGTGGGCAAAAAATTGATTTAGTTTTAAGAGGAACTGACTTAGTGGGATCAATAAATAGGACTAACGCACAAATATCAAGGGTTGGATAATGGCATACGGAATAAAATATAGAATTACTTTTAAGACTTTGCAAGATGATACTTGCAAGGTTGACTTTTATATTGATGGATATACTGGTAGTATTATAAATCTTGAACCTGCATCAAATCCATTTGTATTACAAGAATTTAATAGTGATGAGGATATTTATAAACCATTAAGACCTCAACAAGCTACTATAAACTTCATAAGTCAAAGTGGTGTATCAATTGATGACTTTCTTAGCAATGCAGATACATATTGTTATGTAGCATTTGAGTTTTTAAGTGCAGTACAATATTATTGGTATGGGTATTTGCTTCAAGATGATTTTCAAGAAAGTTGGCAAGACCAAAAACACATTATATCATTAAAGGCAACAGAGGGTCTTGGATTATTGCAGAATCAGCCTTTAGCTGACAATGCTGGAGATGAATTAATTGGCAGATATACACCTTGGCAATTGATTCAATACGCTGCTTATGGCACTATACAAACATTTGTAGAGCATAGGGTAATAAGCAATCTTTACCATTCATCAATGGATCCGATACTTGATGCTCCTTCAATTGGTCAATGCTATATAGATGCAAGAACATTTAGCATTGGTGACGGAGAGTATGATAATAAATATAATGTACTTGACAAAATAAATTCTGCATTTAGCCAAACACTTTTACAATACAAAGGAAAGTGGATAATATTTAGACCAGAGGAGTTGTTTATGCCAACTACTCAATATTTAAGGCAGTTCAATGTTACTCTTTTAGGTACAACAGTTAGCAATGTTAGGTATGATGTTGAGGTAGGAGTAAACGAGGATATAAAACCTATTGCTCCTGAGATGTTGCGTTTTATTAATAGACCAACAAAGATTGACCAAATTAATTTTACTTACGAATTGCCAAGTGAATTGCTTTGTAATCAAAATTTAAGTAGAGGTGCATTAAATACTGCTGGTAGTGGATTTAATCTTTATGATGTAGATAGTTGGGATGCTTATACGGGCACAAGAGAAAGTCCAACGGCTACAACTAAAAACCATTATAGAAAAGATACTTTAGATGCTTATGGTGTAGTTACAGATAGCTTTCTTTATTTGGACAATGAAACCAGCGGTACATTTTTTAACTGGTGGCAAAGTTGCGATGTAAAGGTTACAACTGGAGATATAATTACATTATCTTTTAAATGGAGATGGAATGAAACTGGAATTATTGTTTTACCGATACAACCATTTAAAGTAGGTCAATTATTATATAAAGCAGATGCATTGCCAGCATTTAGGGCATCTTTGACTAATGATGGAGTATGGGATATTTACCCATCAACTTGGGATAGTAAAATATATTCTAATCAAACTTATTTTACTATAACGCCTGATGATAATAGTAATGTTGAAAATGGTTTCTTATCTTTTACGGTTACAAGTCAGCCAGTAATTAGAGATGGAATAGTTAGATTATTATTAAGCAATACACAAAGTTCATCTTACGACAATAACTGGAAAGATATACAGTTTAGTATTGATACTAAAGTAAACGGAAGATATCTAGATCAAATATCTGGTGATTATGATAGTTTTACAAAAGCTGAAGATATAAGGGCAAATTTTGATGATCAGATATATTTGGAGGATTTGCCTAACTCAAATTTAATGGGTTGTATATTTGATGCAACAAATACATTAAGAACAACTCCAACCTGGTACAGATACAGATACCAAAAGGAGTCTTATCCTTTTAAGAAGCAGAACTTAATAGCAAATTGGGAAAGGACAAGATTCCATCGTAATAAAATTGATGTAAACTTCTTCGGATTAAAATACGGGTCACAACCTATTGGTTTAATCAACACAATTAAATTTGTTGATGATGACCCGAATAAGCTATACTATATAGCAAATATGAAGGAGATTGACTTTGCAAGTGCTACTTGGCAAGCTACTCTTGTAGAGGTTTATGATAGCGAAAGGGATTATCTTATCAATACAAGTGCTACTTTTACAAATGCTGTATCAAATGGACTTGTTCCGATTACACTTAATTATGGTCAATATTTTACTGTAACTGGTGGTAATACTTTAAAATATACTGGCATACCTACAATAAATGTTAATATCAAATGTAGGATTGTTGGTAGTATAACTGTATCTGGGCCTCCTGTGCTTGTTAATTTTCTCCTTTACTCAACTACTACTACATTAAAAACTATAAATGTTACAGCAACATCAAGTCCAACTGCTGTTGATTTGGATTTTGATGTAAATAATGTAACTTTAAATACCAATGATGAAATTAAATTGCTACTAAGTATAAGTATTACATCATTTACTATTACAAGCACTTATTTTTATTTTAATAATAACGAATCACTATATCCATCTTATCAATCAGGTTATATATATAAATAATGGCAGATCCAGTAAAAGCAGAAGGGTTAGTTATAGCATATCTTTTTGAGAATAATGTCTATCCATTGGCTTGTGCCAAGAACTCATCTATTACAATGAGTAGAGATTTCTTGGAATTAGCACCTAAGACCAATGGTTTATATAGGGAATACATTACGGCAAGAAGGGGTTTCACAATTAGCGGAAGCGGATTGGTGAAAATGGCACAAGACTATATGCAATCAATTGAGTTTTTCTTTGAGTTTTTTACTGGTTCTGACACAAAGTACACCGCTTTTCTTGACATGATTGATGCTCAGAACAATTATAGGGTTTATCAATTTGATTGTTATATACAAGATATAACACTTGATAGCACAGTTGGTGGACTTGCTAATTATAACTACACTCTACAAGGTACTGGTGGGTTTACTGAACTAACAATTGTTGATGATGAGGTAGTAGCACTTGGGCTTATTCCAGGTAGAGATACAGATACCCATAAGCTTGTAGCGATAGGATATGGTGGCAAATGGTATTACAATTATAGTGTTACTGAGCCTACGCCTGGAACATTTGTTATAAACTTAGGAACTGCATTAAATGGTACTACTGTTATTGCAGCTTATATCGCATTATAATATAATTTATCTTAAATTTACAATATGATAGGCGAACATAATTTAAGGCCGATAAAGAAGGGCGATACATGGGTGATGACACTCGCATTTTACGATGATGAGTGCGAAACAACGCCTATAAATGTAAGCACTTATGTTTTCAAATTGCAGGCAAAGAACGCAAGTGGAACGGTGATATTTGAGTGGTTGGATGCTACTTTTGCCCAAATAGATAATTTTACAAGAAGGGTTACACTTAGTCCTACTACTACAAATGGTTATACTGCTGGTGAGTTTACTTATGAATTGCAAGTAGGAATTGGAACAAATTCATATACTTGGATGCAAGGATATGTGCAAGTTGACACACAAATAACATCTTAGATGGCAACGATAATTAAGATAGTATATGATGTAACTAACCCGGTTATAAAGGTAACGTATGACGTTACCAATATAACTGTTGCTGGTAGTGATATAGCACCGGTTTATATAAGCTTGGACTATTCATCATCAAGTGCGGTTACAGTTATTACAAGTGTGGGATTGACAATGCCAACGGGGTTCTCAGTTGCCAATAGTCCATTGACCTCATCGGGTACTCTTGGTGTTACTTATGCAGCAGGATATTCCCTTCCCACAACCACCAAACAATCTGAGTGGGATCAAGCCTATAATGATAAAATAAATAGTGCCTCAGTAACGGGTACAACCACAAAAACATTAACCCTTAATCAACAAGATGGTGGAACTATCCAAGCATCTTGGAGTGACATTGATACGGGACTAACATCGGTTGGTTTATCTATGCCAACTGCGTTCAATGTCACCAATACGCCTCTAACGGCCAATGGTACTATCTCAGTTAGTGGTGCTGGCACAACCGCACAATATGTTCGCGGTGATGGTACGCTTGCTACGTTCCCAGCACTTACGGGTTATGTCCCATACACAGGTGCAACCACAAATGTTGATCTTGGGGAGTATGAACTCAAAGCTGGTCAACTTACTCTTGATGTTTCTCCAACGGGGACAGCATCAGTAGGAACAACAAGGTGGAACAACACAATAGGTAGTAGCGAAACAACCCTAAAGGGTGGTAGCGTTATTTTGAAGAATGGTGTTGACTTGGTGGCAAGGGTGGTAAACAAGGTTTCACCAAATGCAACATTAACCAAAGCTGCTTATCAAGCGGTGAGGGTAAGTGGGGCCCAAGGGCAGAGATTGGCGGTTGCGTATGCACAAGCCAACAATGACAATGGTAGTGCAGATACAATTGGATTGGTTACTGAAACAATCCCAACCAATCAAGAAGGATTTATCATCACAGTTGGTCAGCTTGAAGGTATTAATACAACGGGTTCTTTACAAGGAGAAAATTGGACTGATGGAGATGTACTTTATTTAAGTCCAACTATTGCTGGTGCAATTACAAATATAAAGCCGGTAGCACCACAGCATCTTGTTATAATTGGTTACGTTGAGTATGCTCACGCCAATAATGGTAAGATATATGTAAAGGTCATGAACGGGTGGGAACTCGGTGAGTTGCATGATGTCAGTACTGCTGGTGCAGTCAATGGTAGCGTTCTGAAGTACAATGGTACTATTTGGACACCATCATCTGACACAGATACAGGTATTACTACGTTAAATGGTTTGACTGCATTAAGTCAGTCTTTTGCGGTTGGTACGACTGGTACTGATTTCAATATACAATCTCTTACAAGTACACATACGTTCAATCTTCCCGTTGCTTCTGGAAGCAATACCGGTAAGTTAAGCAATACAGATTGGATTACTTTTGATGGGAAAGAGAACGTGCTTACTTTCTCAGCACCTTTGTCAAGGTCAGTTAACACAGTTTCAATACCAGTTGCAACAACATCGCAACCAGGGTATCTTGATTCTACGGATTGGACTACATTCAATGCGAAAGTTACAAGCGTAAGTGCTACTTCTCCTTTGTTTTCAACGGGAGGTAAAACACCTACTTTAACCATTCAACAATCAAGTGGTAGTCAGAACGGATATTTAAGTTCTACTGATTGGACTACTTTTAATAGTAAGCAACCAGCACTTAGTGGTACTGGTTTTGTAAAGATTAGTGGCACGACAATAAGCTATGATAACTCAACATATTATTTAGCATCTAACCCAAGTGCATTTATTGCCTTAACGGCATTAAGTGCGGGAACGGGAATAAGCTACAATAACACTACTGGTGTTATAACAAATTCAGCACCCGACCAAATTGTTAGCTTAACGGCAGGTAGTGGGATAAGCATCTCAGGCACTTACCCTTCTTTTACAATCGCATCAACCATAACACAATATACTGATGCATTGGCGAGGTTGGCAATAAGTGAGTCAGTAACGGGGTTGGACTACAACAACACAACTGGTGTGTTCACCCTAACAAGTGGGTATGTTATCCCAACCACATCAAGTGCTACAAATTGGGATGCAGCCTATAATGACAAGATTAATAGTGCTGCGGTAACGGGTACTACAACCAAGACTCTAACCCTTACCCAACAAGATGGTGGAACGATAACTGCCAGTTGGACTGATGACAACACAGATGCAGTTACAAGTGTGTTTGGTCGTACTGGTGCTGTGGTTTCTACGAGTGGTGACTATACCACAACTTTGGTGACTGAGGGTACTAACCTATACTATACTGATGTAAGGGTAAGTGCGAATAGTGATGTTGCGGCGAATACTGCCGCAAGGCACAATGCGGTGACAATTGGCACAGCAAATGGACTGAGTCTTAGCACCCAGGCTTTGTCGCTTGGACTATCAAGCAGTAGCACAAATGGTGCTTTGAGCAGTACCGATTGGTCAACTTTTAATGCGAAGCAGAACGCTATCACTTTGACCACAACGGGTTCAAGCGGATCAGCCACTTTGGTAGGTGCTACCCTTAACATCCCAACATATACTGTGACGGGACTCGGTGCGGTGCCAGCAAGTAGGACAATAACCATTAATGGAGAGGTGTTTGATTTGAGTGCGAATAGGACTTTTGAAGTAGGTGATTACGGAACTTTTTAAAGAACAACAATGGCGTATAAATTACAATTAAAGAGAGGTGCATCGGGGTCATTGCCAACTGGGAGTGCAGGCGAACCTCTTTTTACTACCGATACAAATGACCTATACATAGGAACGGGTGCAGCTAACCAAAGGTTTCAAAAGTACATCGCAAGTGGCACTTCTTCTCAGTTCCTAAAGGGTGATGGGTCTTTGGATAGTGGTACTTATCAAGCACAACTTAACGGAACGGGTTTCGTAAAGATTAGCGGAACAACCATTTCGTATGACAACACCTCATATCTCCCATTAACCGGTGGAACGCTATCATCCGCATCATCAGCCGAAACATTAAGGTTAATAAATACCGGAACGGGTTATGGATTATACAACCAATCCGATTCATATTTTCAAGGTGATGTAAAGTTCCAATCGGTTAGCAATACAATATTAAAAGTTGATGCATCTAATAAACTAATCGCTGCCGTTGCAGGTACGGACTATCAAGCACCAATCACCAACCCCGTAACGGGAACGGGAACAAGTGGGCAAGTTGCATACTTCAATGGCACATCATCTATAACAAGTGAAAGCAATTTATTTTGGGATGCTACTAACGATAGATTAGGTATTGGAACTACGAGTCCGGCTTATACGCTTGATGTGAATAGCACTGCAAGAGTACAAGGGGATGCTTTATATGTTTACAATACGGGAAGTATTGAATTAGGTAGAGATACTACATATTCCACTCCTTATATGGCATTAGGTTTTGGTGGAAGGTCAAATAGTTATAATAAAATCTACGGAGCAAGAGATACAACCGATGGTTTATATATTCATGCAACAACGGGTAGAGGTATAAAATTTGAAGTTAATGGTGCGAGCAGTTCAAGTATGACACTTGATTCCTCCGGCAACCTCCTTGTAAATTCCACCACCGACAACGGCAATCGTTTGCAGGTAACGGGGAATGGAAGTTTTAGTGGATTTGTAACTGCGGGGAATAGTATTTTAATTTCAAATACTATAAATGCTTATGCTTATCAAAACTTCGGAGCAAATACAGGTTATGGTTGGCAAATAGGAAAAGCAGATAATAGCGGAGGGATAGCACCTTCAAATAGTTTTTATATATATGATTTAACAAATAGTGCAACAAGATTAACAATTAATCAATACGGCAACCTCGGATTGGGAGTGACACCGAGTGCGTGGGCTACTCTTGTAGGTTTTGATATTGTAGAAGGTGGTGGTGCTATAAGTTCAAATCAAGGCGGTTTATATTTAACTGAAAATGCTTATTACAATGCAGGTTGGAAATATAAATCAAGTACAATTTCATCGGCATTATATTCACAAGTATTAGGCACACACGCTTGGTACAACGCCCCATCCGGCACCGCAGGAAACGCAATCACGTTCACCCAAGCAATGACGCTGACAAGTGGCGGCAATCTCCTTGTAGGCACAACCACCGATTCGGGGGAGAAGTTGCAGGTAGATGGAAGTGCGAAAATTACGGGGAATACTATTATTGGAACTGCTACAACTGCTGATGTATTTTCAAGAGGTTATAGTGGTAGAATATTAGGAATTTCAGCATCCGGTCAATCAGCTATTGAGTTAAATAGTTCAACCGGAAATGGTGTATATTTTGACATGGGTGTAAATGGTGCGAGAACATTTGGCATATTTTCTGACATTACAAATAGCGAGGTATCAACTACTGGTTCTTATCCTCTTTTACTTTCAACAAATAGTGTTCCAAGACTAACAATAAAAGCAAATGGTTCAATAAATTATACACCTATGGCAACCCCAGCAAGTGCAGTTGCAGGAGATGTCTACTACGATTCAACCTCAAACAAATTAAGGTGTTATAACGGAACATCTTGGAATGATTTATTTTAAAATAAATACTATGACACCACAAGAAAAAGCAGAAGAATTAGTAAATAAATTTATAAAACCAACAATTAAATGGAATCCTGTAAATGGTATTGGTTATTATAATGATTTAAATGCAGCAAAAGAATGTGCATTAATAGCAGTAGATGAAATAATAGCAAATATAGAACCATCGGTTTCAATGGATGTAATTGAAGCAAGAATAAATTATTGGCAAGAAGTCAAACAAGAAATAGAAAATATATAAATATTAAAAACAAATAAAAATGGCAAAACAAATCTCACCCGTCAATGTATGGGTAAATGGCGAAACGAAAGTGGCAGAATTTTTGAACGCAAATGGTATCAATGTAACTCTTGGACTATCTGCTGACTTCTATTGGACACTTTATACAAAAGTAGTAGATGCAGAAGGAGTTGAAACACAAGGAGAACAAGTTGCACAAGGTAACTTGAAAATGGATGGCGAAGATTATCAGCAATGGAACCAGGATATATTTGCTTGGGATTGGATAGCAAGTAAGCTGAATTTGACAATAATTTAGTAAATTTACCTTAAATTTTATACTATGAACCTTATTGAACTGAAGGCACAAGCCTATGACATTTTAGCGAATTTGGAGTACAATCAAAAGCAACTCCAAGAATTGAACCAAAAGATAGCTGAAGAAATTGAAAAATTGAAGCAAGAAAATGGATAGCAAGCAAGCTGAAAAGAGATTGGGAATAACAATGGGTGAGTTAATGACTGCATCCATTGTTATCATTTCTGCTACATTGATGTTTTGGAAAACAACTGATGTGAGAATATCCGCATTGGAGATTCGTATGTCAAATAAGGAAAAGACTGATGACCAAATATCAATCAAATTGGACAAGCTACAAGAAACTATTAATGAGGTAAAAATAGCTTTACAAAACAAAGAAGATAAAAAATGAAAAAGATTATCGCAAATTTTAAAACCTCCATTTTCGGAGCAGTTGCAGGACTTCCAATGATTGTTGAAGGTGTTGTAGCAAAAGACATTTCTAAAGTAGCAATAGGCGTAGGCACATTGCTTATCGGATTGTTCGCCAAGGACAATGATGTAGCAAATGACTGACACAAAAACTCTTGAAAGGATCAACCTTCTCCATCCAAAAGTAAGAGAAGAAGTCCTTGAATTATATTACGCAATAACTCGTGCCTTGACTGGTAGGTGTTATTGTCGTTTCTCGTACACTTTACGCACTTTTGCCGAGCAAGATGCAATATATGCCCAAGGGCGAACAAAGCCTGGTAAAATCGTTTCAAATGCTCGTGGAGGGTATAGCTACCATAACTACGGATTGGCAATAGACATAGTGCTTATTAAAGATGGCAAAGAAGCCATTTGGGACACCAAAGGTGACTATGATGGAGATGGTAGAAGTGACTGGCAAGAAGTAGTCACTATCTTCAAGCAATATGGATGGGAATGGGGTGGAGATTGGCGTTTCGTGGATGCTCCCCACTTCCAAAAGACTTTCGGCTACTCAATCAAACAACTACTTGACCTAAAGATTAAGAACAAAGTTGATGCCAATGGCTTTGTTAAGATATGAAAAAGGTAAATGTAGCAAGGGAATATCGCAAAAAGTATGGCAATGAAATGCCAACACTCAAACTTGCAAGGATTATGTACAATGATAATCCTTTGTTTTTTAGTGGTGTAGACCATGCAAGGACAGCACTAAGAGCAATTGAGCATAAAATGGGTAATCCAAAAAGAATAATAAAAAGTATTGATATGCCCGAAAGACCTAAAAATCCCTACAACTTACCAGACTCGGATGAGGCGATTTACGAACCTTATGACCTAAAAGCAAAGAGGTTGTTGGTTCTTTCCGACATCCACATACCTTACCATAACATTGAGGCACTTACTTGTGCTTTTGATTTTGCGAAACGCGAAAAGCCCGATGCCATACTTTTGAATGGAGATACCCTTGATTTTTTTGGGTTGTCACGATTTTCTAAAGACCCAAAGGCAAGGTCATTTGCACATGAACTAAAGACATTTAAGGAGTTTATGGATGTCATTAAAAAGACATTCAACGCCAAGATTTATTTTAAGATAGGGAACCATGAGGAAAGGTACTTCCATTTCCTTTGGATGAAGGCACACGAGATTGTCGGGGTAGAGGAGTTTGAATTGGAGAATATAATTAAGTCAAGAGCAGAAGGGATTGAGATAATAAAAGATAAAAGGATTATAAAGGCGGGTGACCTTAACATTATTCATGGTCACGAGTTTGGTGGATCGGTATTCTCACCAGTTAACATCGCCAGGGGATTATTTTTGAAAGGTAAGGTTAGTGCTATGCAAGGTCATAACCATCAAAGCAGTTCCCATACCGAAAGCAATATGAATGGTGATATAACTACCACCTGGTCGCTTGGTTGCTTATGTGAATTGCACCCGGCATATTTGCCCATAAACAAATGGAATCATGGCTTCGCCATAGTGGATATTGATGGGCAGAAATTTGAGGTGAGGAACAAGAGAATACATAATGGAAAAATCCTATAAAGATGGAACAAGACCTCGTTTTAGGAGAAGAAGAAGAGGTTGAGGAGATTATTGAGGAGATAACTTATAGCGAATATTTGCACGCCTCGGTTGAGGTGTTGACCTTCCTTGAAAGTGCCAACCCAATGACCAAAGCAGAGGTGAAAAGGGTTGAGAACCTAAGAAAGATGTGCTTTGAGATGCTTGAATTTTCGGTAAAATCCATGCACGAAACATTATTTAACGAATAGCAGTTTGGGTTCGTATGGTTGTTTTCCCCCCTTATTTCTATGAGGGGGTTTGTTTTATATATTATAAAAAGAAATATATATAAACTTTGTACTTTGTATATAAAAGTTATATATCTTCGCTTTATCAAATCAAAATTTAAAACAATGAAAGAAATCAGAGATTTACGAAAAAAGAAAGGGTTAACCCAAGAGAAGCTTGCTTCGCTTAGTGGGGTTACCACAGTTACGGTCAATCGTGCCGAGAAGAATGGCAAGATGAGGCAGTCCACTTACATCAAATTACTTAACACTCTAAATCAACTTGAAGATGCTATATCTATGCCTGTTCATTCTGGCTTGTAGTGCAGTTGGATTAGTGGTAAAGAGTAATTGTAAAAAAGAAGCAATCAAACCTAAAAGAAGAAGTTTGTACGAAATACCATCATCATTTTGGGATGAATATAACACAATCACACTTGACATATATTACATGACAAATGCAAGTGCTGAAACAATTAGGTATAAGATTGAGGATTTTGAGTATAAGTATAGCCAAATAGTAGACTACCAAGTATATAACGATAGGATGGGAGAAATACTAAGAAGCTATAAAACAAAAAAAGAGTTTATAAACAATAAAAACAAATAAAAATGGGACTACAAAACAGTCAAGGCGGTTCAAAAGTGTTTTTGTCAATCAGCAACGGAAAGCTTGTAAGAAGCTACAAAGAGAAAGTTGAAGGGTCAGTATCAAGGGTCAACAAAGCAGGTCGTGAGGTTCACGAGATGTTCTACGACTCACTTGAAGGCATCATCAAGAGTGTTGACACCAAAGATGGTGATTATGGCAAGTTCTTGGTGGTTAATGTTGAGAGCAATGGTGTGAACTACCAGCTTGAAATGAACTACTCTTCGGGTTACTCAGCAAGCTTTCTTAAAACTCTTCCCAATGTAACACTTGAATCAAGGGTAACCATCACTCCAAAGCTGACCATTGAGGGTGATAAGAAGAAAAGTGTTATCTTCCTTAACCAAGGTGGAGGACTAAAGTGGTTCTTCACAAAAGATAACCCAAATGGTATGCCTGACCTTACTAAAGTTAAGATCAAAGGCAAGGAAACTTGGGATGACTCAGATAGAATGGAGTTCTTGGAGAACTATGCTAAGTCACTTTTTGGTGGTAGCAAGGCTGAACCAATAGAAGAAGAAGCACCATTCTAAAAAATAGACAAGGTTGGTGTAATCGGGAATGAATACCGACTTGGGTAGCATCCGCAAAAATGCGGAGATATGGGTTCGAATCCCATACCTTGTCCTCACTATTAAAACAAATACTATGCAAAATTTCAACATTGACATCAACAAAGGCAGAATTGAGTTTGTTGACAATCGGTTCTACGCAACCGAAAATGGGAACTACGTTCCATCGGTTACTACAATTTTAGAAGCCTACCCAAAAGATGCAGCGTTCTTTAAATGGTTAAAGGATGTTGGCTCTGATGCTGACACCATTCGTGATGAGGCGGGTAAAAGAGGGTCACTTGTTCATGAACTGACAGAGCAGTACGATCAACACCAAGAGGTGACATTTGTCAACCAATATGGTAAGCCTAAGTACAAGATGATGGAGTGGGCAATGTTTGAGAGGTATGTTGACTTCTGCAATACTCAGAACCCAAGAATGAGAATGATGGAGATGCACTTCTCATCTGATGTGCTTGGGTTTGCAGGCACAGTTGACAGAGTGCTTGAAATAAATGGAAAAGAGTACCTGGTTGACATCAAGACCTCTAACAATATGCATAACTCTTATTGGCTACAACTTGCAGCATATAACCAACTCTTGAAAGAGTATAACTACGAGGTTGAGGGTGTAGCAATACTTTGGCTCAACGCCAAGACAAGGACTGCTGGCAAAGGTGGTGCAATCCAAGGTATTGGGTGGCAACTGCTGACAAGAACTCTTGAAGAGTCTGAGCAAGATTGGAAAACATTCCAAACAACCTTTGACCTTTGGAAGTCAATCAATGATGACATCAAACCCAAAAGAACATCTTATCAACTAACACATAAGAAAAATGAAGGATAAAATAGTAGAGGCAGTAATTGAGAAGTTCAACGAAAGGTCGCAACGAGGCATCAAAAAGTATGGTTGTACTCTTGAACGAAATGACCTTGATGTTGAGGATTGGATGGAACATTTGCAAGATGAACTTATGGATGCGATACTTTATCTTGAACGTATGAAAAGAGATATAAATGGGGAGTAGTGTTGTAAGTTGCATACACCATCTAAAGCTTGCTGATGAATATGCAAAGGACTTTGTTCGGTCAGCACCAGGCACTCGTGGGTCGGTAATCTTTAGCGACTACTCCAAACGTATCAATTGGATATTTAGAGATGTCATAACCTTCCCTCACTTTGGAGATGATGTGAGGGATGGGATGCGAAAAGAGATTGCATCAGATGCATTTTCCTACGACTCCTTGATAGAGAAGATAGCATTACTTAATCCCGATCAACGAGAGAACCTTGAAGGCTTGCTTGATGATATTCTAAAGGGTAGAACAATTGAAGTAAATATTACAACATGAACAATTACATAGTACAAATTATATCAACTTTTGATTCTAATTTAAAAAGAGAGTTAGAAATAAATGATTGCTACTTAAACATTTATGATAGGTATTATCAATTTATAAATGAAAAAAAAGAAACTATTGCTTGTTTTCCGATAGATAGAACGATAGTTTTTAAAGTTAAAAAATAAATATGACACCTTACGAACTTTGGCAATTAGAAAAATATGGCAACTATTACGAAGAAGATGAAACGCAACATGATGTTGAACCCGATATGGGTGAAATGTAGACTCTGCAAATCATTATACACTATAACACTAAAAAAACAATCACTATGTCCGAAATGCAATTGCCTAAATGGGGTGACCTCAACATCAACGAAAGACACAAACTACTTGGGGAACTGATAGATGCCATGATCTACTCTGGCGAAGCCGTACAACACCTCAAAGTAACTGTTGAGCAGTTCAGATTGATGGGTTATGTTAGGTCGGTAATCCTTCCCCAGAATGAACCTGATCAGACCTGTCCTGAATGCTGCGGTAAAGGATGCGAAGAATGTACAATCATCTTAAATAATGAACTATGAACACAGCTATCTCACAATTGATGGATGACATCGTAAAAAATGGTACTAGAGTTGACTTTGCGAAGTATTTGAACATGGAACGTGAACAGATACAAGCAGCAGTCATCTACGGACTCGATGAAGATGGTCACACAGGCACATGGAAACTATCAGTCGCACAAAACTACTACAATGAAAAGCACCTTGGAATTACGGGATTATCAGGAGGAGATAAGTAATAAGGCAGTTGAACTGCTGAAGAAGTATAAGATTGCTTATTTGGCATTACAAGTTCGCACAGGCAAGACTCTTACATCTTTTGCAACGGCACATAAGTTTGGTGCTAAGTCTGTGTTGTTCGTAACCAAGAAAAAAGCCATCGGAGATATTGTCAACCAGTTTAATGGTAGTAACATTGAGATGGGTATATATGTTACGAACTTTGAGCAGCTTGGCAATGTAAAGGAGTCATTTGATATTATCATAATTGACGAAGCACACAGCTTAGCAGCCTATCCTGTACCATCAGCAAGGGCAAAGGAGTTGAAACGCATTTGCTTTAGAAAGCCTATCATCTACCTTAGTGGTACACCCAACCCTGAGTCATTCTCTCAGCTTTACCATCAGTTCTGGGTTAGCAGTTACTCTCCATTTGAGGCTTATCCTAACTTCTACAAATGGGCGCAACAATTTGTGACTGTAAAGAAGATGAAGATAAATGGGCAGTCCTTTAACAATTATGACCTGGCTGACAAGAAAGCTGTAATGGAAGGCTGTGGGCATCTGTTCCTAACGTTCACTCAAGAGCAAGCAGGATTCGAGTCACTTGTAAATGAGCATATCCACCACGTTGAGATGCTTCAGTCAACCTATACTTTGGCAAATAGGCTACGAATAGATAAAGTAGTAAGGAACAAAGAAGGGCAAGTTGTGCTTGGTGATACGGCAGTCAAGTTATTGCAAAAATTGCATCAAGTGTATTCTGGCACTGTAATAGTAGATGAGCCAGAAAGGATGGCGAAGGTTGTGGATTATAGCAAGGTTGAATACATTAAAGAAAAGTTTAATGGGTTAAAGATTGCCATATATTATAAGTTCATCGCAGAGGAAATGGCAATAAGGTATGTTTTTGGCTCAGAAAACTTGACAACTGAGGCAACTGTTTTTAATAAGTCA